ATCAGTGTCTCCCGCCGTTACCGCATCAGGTACTGTTTTACCAGGTTGGTTGACAGCACTATCTGTTGCTGTAATATCATTGGAAAATTCTCGGCCTGGAGTTAAACTAATAGTATCAGTCGCTGTGACAGGGTCAGGGTCAACATCATCATCACTCATATCGAAGTCGACTGATGAGTTAAATATTTTGCTAGGTACTGAATCCGCTGTTACACTAGATGCTAAACCAGGTAATGTAAAATTCATCGAGACCACATCTGATGCAACCAATGATTCCGTTAAACCTTTAGTAACAGCAACAGTATTAAGTACATCAGTTGCTGTAACTGATAACGCCTGTAATGGTGTTAAAGGAGGTAAATATACTGATACACTTACTGATGTTTCAGCCGCTGCTACTGCTGTTATGGAAGGTTCACTCTTAGCATATGATATGCCTGGTGCTGAGGCTGTAGCCGATGGAATTGAGTCTAATGACTGTGTAAACTTTACGTTCACTAGAAATTTTCTCTAACTCTAAATCGCAACGTATCATACACTGTCTGTATGCTACTATTGTAATTTACGATTATTTCTCCCTCATAAGCTCCTGCAGCGACATCTAGTATACCACCTGAAAAATCAAACTGAACTTTACCTGTCGTACCACCACTTACTTTCGTAGTTGAGATAGTTGATAATAGTGTCGTACCACCTCTGGCTCTAAACTTAACTGTAACTACAGTTGTACCTGCTGATAAGTCTAGCGCAGCACCTGTAACATCATCAGTTAATGTTAGAATTATTACTGGCTTTTCATCGCCTTTTACTAATCTAATTACATCGGCCATAATATCCTCACGCTAATGGACGCATCTCAACTGTCATAGATGCTCTTGCTGCACCTAGATTTGTTCTTGCTCTGCGCTCTGAAATTTGAAATGAAAACTGTTTTGCATGGTATGTTGCTAGCTTCGTATCACTCCAACTTTTATCTGGGAGTACAAGGAGATGCTGTAGAGCACCATGCATAATTACATTCTCTAACTCATCAAGTACTGATTTCTCCATTTTAGTAGCTGTACGTAAAGGTTTCAAAGCAACAATCATCTTAAGGTCATAACTTACTGCATCATCTGGAACAGGTGCAACAACAAAGTTATCAGCATCAAATTGAGTAATGTACCTAGGCTCTGAACGTTCATCTGTTGTAGCTTCAGGCCATTTTGGTTGTATATCGTGTAAATGCTCAAGAGTGACAGGCTCAAGCCTACGACCATTTACTGTCACTGTTATAAATGCATGTACCTCTGAATCAGTGGGCGCATTGTATGCGTAGTCATAAGCACCAGGGACTAATCGCAGCAGAGGCTGCTCATAACGCCATGATAAAGTTCTTTCACATGCTTCAATTGCTGCATCACGAACATATTGCTCAATGATAGGTGTTGGACACCCAGGCACGCTTGGAGCTAATCGGGATACGACTGTACTAAAATCTCGTGTAGCCATTATTCTTCCTCATCTGTTCCCGATTCCTCCGCATCAGTTATTATTCTACCCTTAAGACTTACACCTAGCGCCTGTGTGAAAGACTCATGGAATAATTTAGCCCTACCAGAATTGACATGTTCATTATCAACAGACTCTGCTAAGAATACCGTAGCATCTATGACACAAGGAAAATATGCATCTGGTATTAGAGTAACTGTTGTTACACCATCATAAGTAGGAGGAATCTGTGCATATTCTATATTCAGTTGCTGAGCCGCCGGGGACTTAGGATATATAAAAAATCTATTTGGATTACGAACATGCCGCATCCAGTTTGTAGCCGCCGCCGCTGTAACATTCATCCATGCTGGGAGCGACTGGTCTAGAGTTTCACGGTCCACTTCAATAATACCGTCACCACCTACTACCGAGTAAACCTCTATAATTCGAATTGAATCTGATGGAGCATTTTGCAATACTGCATCAGTTGTGCAAGTTACTGTACCTACATAAGCAAATAAATCGGGTCGCAATACTGCAATCCGTTTCAATGCTTGGTTAGCGAATCCTAAAAGTACTGAATCAGAATAACGCTGAGGCGAATCAATATCTTGTAGAATACGCCTGGTTTCAGTAATTACATCGTTCAATATCATTTAGGCAACCCTCTTGATGCTTCTGCAGACAATTCTACAGGAGTTGAATCAACTTGCTCAGGTATTTTTTCAGTTGTTAAATCCATTTCTGCCTTGCGTGTTATTTGTTTTTCAGGAATATGTTTCTCTGGGAACGCAACCTCTTCAGAAACTTCCTCACATAATTCGTTTTCGGCAAGGTATTTATTCCAGCCGTAAATCGTGCCATCTTCTTTATGGCGTAACCATCTTCTTTTTTCCACAATATTCTCCTAAAGAAGAGGTGGGGGCCTAAACCCCCAACCTCGGTTCAACTTATGAACAATCTGCAACAACCGCCCACAAACGCATTACTGCTGCATCAGCTGCATTGACGGTTTTAACGTCAATTGTATCAGCTGCTGCGTAGTACTTACCGTTTGAGTAGCCTGTAACAGTGTTTGGAGTTGCCTCTGCTAGTGCCAAAGATGTAGAGTAAGATGCTGCTGTATTAGCATTTACGCCATCTAAGTAACCATCAGTGTCGCCTCCATCGCCGACATCTATAGTAAGCGTGCCACCTTCTGCCGTAGTTACATCAAGTCCCACTGCCAAAACCATAGTCTTAGCTGGAATATGTAACGCCGTTAGAACGTCGCCGCTTGTTAGAGCTGTCAAACTTGCTGCTGCACGGTCAGTAGTAATTGTTGCGAAGTTTAAAGTTACTTCTAGAACTCCGACTTTACTTACGCCTGAAGCAACATGAGCTGCTGCGCCTAAGTTATAGCCTGTTCCATCTGTATATGTAGCCATCTTAACCTCCTATTATACTGTGACCACGGACTGACACAACGCTTCGCCTTTAGTAACCTTATAACCGTATACTTGTAGACCACGGATAATGTTGCCGAATGTTGTTTCAGAACGTAAAGTTTCAAGATTAGTCATCTGTGAAGCAAATGTAAAGCCCATCTTATGACCAGCGATAAGGTCAAACTCAGCACCTGTCTTTTTCAGGTTATGACTGATATAAACTGTAAATCTATCAATCATGCCTAAACGACCGTTACGTAGTGGAGATGAACCATCACCTGTTATAGATGCATCCTTAAGGTCAGAAGTCTTGATATGAGCTCCCATCTTCGCTGGAATAACCAAGAAACGGTCACTCTCAGGAGCGTTAGCTTCATCAAGAACCAGACCCATGTTGATAATATGCTCGATAACAGTTGTTTTAGATAGAGCAACTGGAGTACCAGCTACACCTAAATTAACGTTACCTGAGATACGACCAGCAGATGCGCCCTTATTAGCAGCGTCGATGCCTGGAAGGACATCTGTCAACACACGTTGGTCAATCTTAATCTTCATACGCTCGGAAGCGTCTTTAGACCATTGGTCCATCATTTTTATATCTGCCTGGACTCTATCAACGTCGTCTTCAACTGCCGCAAAATACTCACCTTTATCAATGAGTAGTTGCAACTTAGGTTTATCTGGGTTTTCAACACTTAAGGTTTGACCCTTCACATAATCGCGGATTGTCAACTCAGGTGTGGTACGGATGTTAACCGTGTCACCGTAGTTTTTAATCTCGCCCTCGTAGTCAGTATTGGAAATTGCTGCTAACACCGTAGCGTCATAGAAATTTTCAATAAGTTTGCCTGACCAAATCTCTGGGATAAAATTCCCAGTGTATGCCGGCTTACCGGATGATACCGCATATGCCATAATAGCCTCCTATATAATATTATGCAGTGACAATACGACCGTCTCGCTGTGCAGCGAAAATGTCGCGTTCTATTCTAGCACGTTCTTTCCCTTGACCTTTAAATTTTCCTTGTTTGATATCATTATAAAACTGTGAGATATCTTCAGGAGTATATGTTCGGTCACTATCTGACGCAGGAGCTCCAGTGGATTTACCCTTACCTGGCGCAACCTGTTTCTCTAGTTGAGTTTGAGAACTTGCTTTCTCTTTTTGAGCTAGTGGCTTACCGTTATTTTCTCCCCAAGCTAAGAAAAAGTTAGCTACCCGTTCTACATCAAAGTTGCTTTGTGCATCTTCTAAGTATGTCTGGCGACTAATTCCTGTTAATGGGTCGATACTCAATAACCAGTTTTGAAAATCTGGGTCAACGTTAGTATCTCTCCAATTTGGGACATTAGACTCTAATTGAGACCAAAATGTATGTTCAGCACTCTGATTCTGTTGTTGTGATATCTGCTCTACGCGAGGTGCCACACCATCATAATTAGATTTTAGTTGCTGAATAACTGATTCTAACTGGGCTATACGATTATTAGCTATACTAGATTCTTCTTTAGATACACGTCGCATAACTTCAATAGAATCACCATAATCCTCCATGTCTTGCTCTGTTAGCAAAACTTGAGGCGTCTCCGGTTCTACTGGAGTAGCTGGAGTGGCTTCTATCTTATTAACTGTTGTACTAAGTAATTTCTCTAATTGGCTAACCCTATCTGCTAATTCACGTTTACCTGCGTGTAAACGAGGAATTTCTGCATTGTACATTCCCTGTAGGGTCTTATATTTTTGTTCTAATGTTTTATCATCTTGAGTGTCTGCTACCGTTTGCTCTTCTGGTGCAGACTGAGCTGCTTGTTCATCAACACGGTCGGCGGGTGCCTCTGCAACTACAGTTTCTCCCTCAGCAGGTTGGGTTTCAAGACCCGCCTCTGATTCGGTTCCCTTAACTTCCTCGTTAAGGTCTGCATATAGTTGTTGCACTGCCTCTGACTGTTTTTGTACTTGCTCTGGTATTGCCATGTTATTGCTCCTATATTGGTATGCGTAATAAAATACAGCTATCCTTTAGACTCTGCTGCTAAATCTGGGGACTTCTCAGCGAAATCTGAGAGCTCCTTTAAAACTTGACACCGTCCCTGAGCTAATGCCACGTTCGTAGTTACGTTTGGTAACTGCGCTAGTTCATGTTGCTGCCATCCTTTTATCCACTCTAATAGAACTGGATATTGGCGAACAGTTGCCCCTAACGCATGAGTAACCTCTGGTTCAGGTCTTATCATCCTGCACCTCCCGTTACACGATTACTCACTGTGTTTCCTTCATACCCACCTTTGGGAGTGCCATCTGGTTGCGTTGGAGTTCCACCCTGCGGAGCTTGCTGCGGTGCAGCTAAAGCTTGCTGGGCGCTCATACGCTCACCAAAACTGGCTTTTTCCCGAGATGGAATGATATCATCCACAGGCATTTGCAAACCTTTAGCCACTTCGCGAAGAATCGCGGCACGGCCTTCTTTACCAACAATCTCCATGTCGATTTCGTTGGCGGTTGCATTAAGAAATTCAATTCGGCGTACATTGACAGTCTCCTTGACTGCTAAGTTAATAGCGCCGCGGGCAATAATCTCAACATCGCCCTTAATACTTTCATCTGAGTCATATCGCATATTATAAACAAATTGTCTATGGACAATCTTTTTAATTACATCACTGTCAATATGCATGACTACTTGTCTAATTCCTTTACCAGCTGAACCCATAAGCATGGATAGCCCTGACGCTGTGCGTCCTGCCCCATGTACATTAAGGTCACCTGAAATATAAGATGGGATGCCTGAGTGGTCATCAGCTAATGCGCTGAACTTCTCATATACTTGCATCAATGTGGTTGCATTATCTTCTGGCTGTGTAAACCTTACAGCTGGAGCACTGGCTCCTAATGGGTCGTTGGTTACTTGCCAAATCTTCCAAGGGTGAAGCTGAGTAATGTCTTCATTCGGGGGTATACGTTCCAGATTAACTTCCACTTGAGGGCCTGATGCAATACCCATATTGTTAACCAGAGCTCGTGCAGATGCATTACAAATATTCTGTACATCTTCAATAACTTCAGGTATGCCTTTACCCCAAAATGCACCGGGACTCTTAATAAGGGATGTTTTTGCATATGGTTTTTCTCCTAGTGGGTCATAATTTAATACTGCTTTAACTATATAGTTACCTATAATCCATACACATGCTTCATACTCACGAGCCTCATCTGGTACTTCGTCTTCCTCTAAGCCCCATTCAAGAAGCATTTTACCACTTATCTTGCCATGAAATTCTAATGCATCAAAAATTTCTGTAGGTCTATTATAACTCTGCGTCTTACGCTCAGCCTCTTCTTTCTCAAGCTTTACATCCTCGTTAACCCAGCTTGTCAAATGTTCATCTTGTAAAATTTTACGTATAGCTTCTTCATCATAATTAGGGACACCTATTAATTCGGATAACTCCATACGTGTTAATGGATGATGTTCAAATACATACCCCTCATCAATATTTGTAATCCCTGGTTCAGGATAAATCTTAAAGGGGTCAACCCTTTCATACTCAGGAGCTAGTTCCTCACCTGCTTCTGCAATCGTTTCACCATTTTCACCTGTCGTCCATTCCAGGCGACGCTGACGTCGTACTACTGGTCCCTTGATGAATGCACACGGAAATGTTGCAAGGTCAGTGATAAAATCATCAAACGCTTCAGCCCATCCTCCATGAGCAAACTGGTCACTAATTCGTACTTTCATTCTGTCAGCACGGTTCTGTGCGTCCTGTAATATCTTGAAACGATAATCTTGTGTTACCATTTCTTTCAATTCTGACATCTCACCTTCAGTTGGCGCTTGGCCTGCAACTTCAACAATTTTTAATACACTAGCTGCAAACGCTTGCTCAATCTCTTCAGCTTGTGTTGGAGATAAATCGGGTAGTGGGGTTGGGCCTAAATCCCAAGGAGGGGTACCGGTATCTAATAAGATATCCCGTAACCAACTCTCAGCTGCACGGCATTTAACCTCAGTAATCCCCATATAAATTGCTGAGCCACCTTGTGAGTGAATAGCAGATAATTTATCAGGTTCATACTCACCATTACGCTGTCGCATTGCTTTAAGCATAATACGCTCAACAGGCCTTTTAGCTTGCTTAGCCGCATCCCAACACTCTTTTAGATGAGCAGTTATTCCTAAAAATAAAGGCTCATTCTGTCTTTCTTCAAGCGAACGTTTATCTTCCTCACGTTCCTGCTGAACCATAGTAGCATTATCTACAACTCTTAAAGGCATGATTTATTCATTTGGTTTCATTATCCGACATATTACACAAATT